CTCCTGCTCCTGCCCCTGTGGCTCCTGCTCCTGCTCCTGCCCCTGCGGCTCAACCGCAGCAACAACAGGCTCCGAATAGATCGTTTGAGTTCTTGGGATCTAATCCAATAGATGCGCTGAGAAACTTTGAGATCCTACAACGCATCACTGGTGGTCAGTAGCTTTCAACGGTTACCTTTACGCCGTTACCTCCGAGCAATCGGATAAGTTCATCAGCGGAAGACTCTACTTCTCTCAGAACATCTTCATCGTTTGTCAGGGCAGCTAGGTTCAAAGCTTCTCCCACGAAATCCATCAATGCGTGGACCTGCATTGGATGCATATCCTTAATCCCTAAAGTCGGCATGTCATCATCAATCATTCGATTTTTCCCCAATCATCTTTAATATCTACGTCAATCTTAGATGGAACCTTGAGCGGAATACCCGTCTCCATAATCTCTTTAATCCTAGCCGATTGCTCCGGGCTCTCTATGTTAAAACATAACTCATCGTGAACCGTGAGCATAGGAGTAAGTCCCTCGTTGTAGCAATCAAGCATCGCTTGTTTTGTTTGGTCGGCTGCTGATCCCTGGATCAAACGGTTGAGCGCCTTGTAAGTAAACGCTCGTTTGATGTCTGGGCCATACTCCTTCAGAGCTTCCTCGTGAGGACAAGCTTTTCCTGCTCCGAACTTGATTGGCTCCCACAAGGGGAACCTGCACTTACGGCCTAGCAGAGTGCGTATATGACCGTTCTGGTCAGCCCTCTTGGTTGCCATGTCCGCAAGCTGCTTAACAAACGGAACCTTACTGCGGTGCCGCTTGATTAAATCCTTGGCATCATCCGAAGCAATGCCTAGCTGATCAGCCAGTTTGGCTACGCCCATGCCGTACATAATCCCCAGGTTCACGGTCTTGGCTTGCTTACGCGTAATCCCCGCAAGGTCCGCCACCATCTGGTGCAGATCAACATCGCCACTGTTGAACTCATCCACCACATCATCCACCACATGACTGCGCAACTCAGACGGAACGCTCGCTGCGAAGTGAACCAAGAGCCTCGGTTCTTGACTTGAGTAATCAAACGATCCCCACTTCATTCCCTCTTCTGGAATAAACAATCCGCGGATCATCTTCTTGATGTCCGGATCCCGAGCAGGAATCTGCTGTAGATTAGGGTTGGATGACGAAAACCTACCCGTAACCGTCCCACCCTCATCCCTACGGGTAGAGTGGAGCTCCGTATGGATACGTCCGTTATGCTCGTGGCGCAGAATGCTGTCAATAAACGTAGCGTCTGCCTTGTCAAACTCCCGCAGCTTGACCAGTGATTGGCATATCTCAGCGGGGTGGTCGTTCAGAAACGACTTGGCAAAGGACGGCGCACCTTTCTCCGTGGTAAGGTATTCCATACCTAGCTTGTCAAACATCTTCTGGATTGAAGCTGATGCCCAAATATCCACCTCCATCCCCGCTTCTTTCTCGATCTTATTCCTCAAGAGTTTCGACTGCTGACGAATCAGCTTCTTGTTTTGCTCTGCCTTGTCCAGATCAACTCGCACACCGTTGGTACGCATGTCCAACATGCAGGGTATCAACCCGTTCTCAATGTCCCAGATGTGCCAGAGTTCTTCGTCCTCCAACCGTACCTTTAATGCGTCCCAAAGTTTGAGCGTAGCAACCGCGTCCTGCTCGGCATAGGCCCCCACATATTTGGGCGGAAGCTTGTACATCCCTGACTTAGGATCAACGCCCCACTCCTTGGCCGCTGCTTGCAGAAGCCGTTCGTTCTTACGCATGGACACAAAGTCCCGAGCCATAGAATCAAGACCAAAGGACCAACGGTTTTCATCCACCAGTGCCCCTGAAATCATCGTGTCGATAATACGACCCTTGATTTCTATACCCTCGGCTCTCAGCCAACCTGCATCGTAGGTAGCGTTGTGCATGATCACGTTCATGTCAGGCACAGACATCTGTTTCTTGAGCCACCGCATGGTAAACTTGGGATCAAGGTTGTGCGAGTTCTCGTGCCGAATAGGAAAGTACCCTTTGTATTCCCCTGCGGCCACCGCAATACCTATGATGTGGCCGTCCTTACGGGCCCACCCTGGGCCAAGAGTCTTGATGTTGGGATCGTAGGTTTCCAGATCCACGGCCACGTTCTTGTATCCCGTTAAGTCAGGATACTCGGGTGGTATGTTCCAGTCAGCATCGATCAGATCCAACTCGTTCTTAATCTGGTGGTGCAGCGCACTGCCAAAGAGATTATCTTGCATTCTTTTCACGCATCCTTTGGATGATTTCTTTGTGCCGAGGTAATAAAAGAGACGGGACGTCTTTCTTATCCCGGTCTATGTGCTCCGAACCCAAGGCACTATACCCAACCTTGTCCACCCAAGAATCCTCGTGGTCGATGTTCTCAACCAAACGGGCAGTCTTTACCCAGTCCATCATCAACGCCACATGCGCAGCGGTTACATGGCCGTGGCTCTTTAACGCGCCGCTGATAATAATGTTCCACCCTTCCGCAATCCTGCCATGGTTGTGGTATGCATCACCATAATCCGTGGCCCTCGGACCATTGATCAGTTCCTTCGCCTTATCTAAAACTTCATCGCGGTTCATCTGTGTTTTCCAATTTTAAAATGATAAAGATAACAAACTGCGCACCACCAATAATTGTTTTGAAACAGTACGACTTCTGTTGATTCACATTTATCGCATTTCATAGCGTGTACCTGTATTTGTTGCTGCTCTGTAGAATGTACAACGTGTGCCTTGCTCTGGTCACCCCGACATAGAACGCTCGATGCTCATCGTCTGGATGGTCGCTGTTCACACACGCTGCGGTGGACGCCGTATATACGACGCAGTTATCATCTTCCCCGCCCTTCATAGCATGGAAGGTGGACAACTTAATGCGTGGCTCGGACAGTAGATCGTCACCCCTTCGCATCATAGCTACGATATACTCTCTCTCAGCTTTGCCAATCCTTAATACTTCCGACGCAGACTGTTCGGCTCCCACCAACAACCCATAATCTTTTTGCAGTTGTTCCATGGTGAGCTCCGCATCAGTCGCCAAAGTATCTAGCATCTGAGTAGATCCACGTTTAACAACTGCGTTCTGCCCCTGCTTTGGGACAGACGAATAAAAGTCCTTGATCCTTTGAAGCGATACCGTCTTGTCCGCGCAAAGATCCTGCCAAGTAAAGATGTTTGCGACCAAGGTAGGAGACACACTGGGCTGTCCCTTGATTGAGTATTTAAAGCCCGCCTTCTTTATGTGGTCTGCCAAGTCCGTAACATAGCTGTTTGTTCGAGCCATGATGGTCCACGACCCCTCGTACAACGGGATGTCGTCTAAGTGATAAACAAACTCGACCGTTCCCTCCTCGTCACGCGAATCAAACTCCTTCTCGTGCCGTCCGGATATACGTTCGGATATACTGTTTGCCAAACGATGCACGGCCTTGGGGATACGGTAGGATTTCTCCAGAACTTTTACATTGTTCGAGCTCTCGTTAAACAAATCAACATCAACGCCCGTCCACCTGTGAATAGCTTGGTCATCATCCCCTGCAATAAACACCTGATCAGCATTGTCCGCTATCTTCTCAGCCATCTGCCATTGCAGCGGAGTAAAATCTTGGGCCTCATCAATAAACAAGAAGTCTAGGCTCGGCGCTTCCCCTAACGGAATGTACTTCTCGATCATATCCACAAAGTCAAACTTGTTAGTCGCCGCCTTGTACTCTTCGATCTGCTTGGACAACTGCACAAGCTTCGGAAAAAACAAATCACGGTCCCCCGCATCGTTAAACTCACGATCCAGATCAACCATCCGCAGCCGAGCTCGGTTCTCCAGTTGCAGATACTTGGACCCTGATCCTCCAATCGTGGGCAGAGACAAGCCGTCCTCTAGTGACATACGCATCTTGCCTTCAAACGTCAGGCCGAGCTCCCGTCCGATGTTGTCGTAATCTTCTTTGGTCATGATGTCTTGAGGCTGCAACCCCAGTCCATGAAACCCGAACGAGTGGCTCGTCTTCATAAAAGGAAAATCTTTTGGCTCCAGGTTGAACTCAGTACAGGCCCGAGCAACCATCTCCTCGATGGCTTTCCGCGTAAACGAGATCACGCCTATCCTTGACGGGTGCGTTCCTTTTTCCAACGCAGCTTTGATCTGCTGTATCAGGTAGTAGGTCTTGCCTGTCCCTGGGGGACCAAGCACCAGTTCCGCTTTAGGTATCATACTCTTTTCCTCTTGGTCTTGAGTTTACCCAATCTTCAACCTCGGACAGAACCCAACGGCTAGAAGACCGTTTGTTTGTTTCGTCCCCCAGAACAATGGGCTTCGGAAAGTTATCTGTAGTCTGCGCTAACTTGTAGACGTAGGATCGCGACACACCCAATAGGTCCGCAACTTCCCCCACTCGGAGCAAGCGATTAGAATGGGATGTCATTTGATATCTCCTTCACAGGCAATTCGGTTTCATCTTCTTCAAAAGCAGGGACATACCAACATCGTATCGTTGTCCGCTGCCCTTTCTTTTTAGTAACATGTTGGATCCCATTGTCCCCGCCCATGTCCCGTATCATCTGGATGATGTGCGCTCGGGTCTGACCAACAAACCTTCGATGGTGCAGATACTCCAACAGGCCTTCCAACTTAAACTTCGTTACACCACCATCGGTCCACGGTTTATTCATCTCGATCTCTTCGGGAGCCATGGCTCGAATGTGACTGGTGCAGTAGGCAAACAAGTGCTCCTTAAACTGACCCGCAATCGTCTCCTCATACGGCACATCGATGTACGTTGCTTGGCTCATCAAACTGTTGACCATCTGCTGCCACTTCTGTGGCTTAGTAGTCGGAGGCATAAAGTTACATTGCTCCATGCAAGCTCGCTGCCACAGCGTTTGGTTCTGCAACTGCTCTGAGCTCAACTGAATCCGCAACCCGTTTACGTCCATGAAGTACAACCGAGGCTCCGACAACATGATCGTCAGCCCACCAACCTGCGGTGCATCAGGCGCATCATCGCTGATCCCGTGCTTTGCCAAGACGCACAGAGATGGATCGCAGTAGGACTTGAACGGTTCGTCCTTACAGGTGTACCCCCAGTCTTTCTTCTCGTGCTGTTTGATTACGGTCAGCACCTCCGAGGATGGAAGGGGCGGAGAGAATAACGTGCGGTTGTATTCCTCCAGGGAGGCTTGCCAACTATCCGGAAACTTCTTCTTGCAGTACACGCCCATAAAAAACAAAAGCTTGTTCCTCGGCTCGCTCTGTGGCCCGTCCGAAAAGATGTTGCGTATGCAGGGAGGACCATCGTCGAAGTGCTTGCGAACCTTGGTCGTGCTGCGCAAAGCTTCCAAGTCGGCCAACTCAACCCGGTTCTTTTCCACCGCATCCAAGAACTCATCCAATTCCATGGCCTCGGAGTTTGAGTTGTAGCAATACCGTTGCGGAGTTTCCGCATTGAAGTACGGCATGTTTATAAAATTGCCAACATCACCGCGCTCGGCAATGATCGTGTCCTGCTTTGGAAAGATCTCAACGCCACTGTGCCCAAGCAGGATCGACATCTCGGTCAGGTATTCTCGGACCACGGCTGCTTGCTCCCACTCCTTGAGAAACAAATAGAGGTGAGCCCCTCCGGATTTAGATCTGCAATGCAGCAGCGGAAGCTTGAGCTTCTGGATCTTTTCCTGCATTTCTTTCTGGTTCAGATCATAGACATCCACATCAATAGCGCCGAACCGACATTGATTGTCTTCGTTGATCGGGATAGCCCCAACCCCCTGCTCACCCTTGATGTGCGCTTTGACCAGCGCATCTGTCAACGGCTCGCGTATAATCTTACTCTTAGAATCTGCCTTACCGTTCCGACCTATCCGACCTACGGATGTCGTGCCGTGAGCATTCTTGGCCCCAGCAAACGCGGCAAGCAGCTTTTTTGATTGTGACATTTACTGCTCCCAAGTGAAGGTGGGAGGCGGACGGGTATCCGCCTCCCGAGGCTGCTAGAAGGGGATTTCATCGTCCTTCAATGGAGGAGTAGGGGTGGAGGCCCCCTCTTCCGAAGCAGCTTTCACTTCGCCCGCAGCGACACTGTCGCGAAAGGCTTTGGCTTCAAGTATTAGATCACGGCTCTCAACCAACCCGACCTTTTCGATCTGGTAGTTGAACCATGTACCTTGGTCGTTGCTTTCTTCTACAGTGCTGAACTTCCACATTGTGGCGAACAGAGGAGGCAGAACCATCTGACCAGTCTTCGGATGCTTAATCTTCTGCATCGCAATCTGAGTCTTCCAACGACGGCTAACCTTCAACTGGCTAGACTTCATGTCTACCACAACAGGTTGCGTGATCCCGTCTTCGCCAATCAACAAGCAGAAGTGCTGATCAGATTTGACTAACTCATTGCCGTTGGGCAGGATTTCTTTGGCCCCAGATCGTTTGGTCTGTCGTAACACAGGATCCGTCGTAGCAATCTCTCCTTGGAAACCACCACCTTGCTCCCGGGGAACGAACTCCAGATACTTCACAGTCTGAAAGCACGGGATAATCGTTACCCCATCTTCGCCCTTAAACAGATCCATGGTCACGTTATTAAACATGTCCCCTTGTTCCGAGCCCTCGATGTAGGAAGCCTCACGCTTCTTGAGTTGAGGGGACATCGCTTGCAGAATACGAACAAACGGGATCTGCATTTCAGAACTGTCGAAGGACGCGCCCTCTCCAGCAAACTCTAGGATGTCATCCATGACATCTGTACTTAACTCTGCACTTTTTTTCTTAGCTACGGCACCCATATTACTTCCTCCGGATCTGTGCTGTATTGGAAATGAAAGCCCCGAACAGATCAAGGTCAATCGGTTTGCCATCCGTCACACGTTCCTTCACAAACGCTTTCAGTGTGGATGGGTGAACGTGGGTCTTGGTCTTCGGATCAAAGCCCCGCTCTTGCAGCAGTCCGACAACGTCCCCCGCTACATTATCCTCGCCCTTACCAAAGGACACGGTGATGTCATTCTTGATGATGTCATCCAAGCCATTGGACCGAAGCCAATCAAACGCGGCCTCTTTGTTTGCCGCAGGTATTGACGCAGCAACAATCATCTTACGCTCAACTATAGAGCCGTCCACATCAAGACGCTCGACGCCCATCTCATCCATCAAGGCTGGGATGTTCTCGACCGAAAGCTTGTGCTTCTCCTGCTTCATAGCTTTTATGTGGTCCTCCGCATCGCTGATCTCTTGCTCAACGTCACGCAGCTTGCGAACCAGTTGACTTAACTGTTTTCCGGTTCCAGTATCGACAGACGAAAGCGCATCCGATTCGTCGTATAAGTCTTCAAATATGTCAGTCATAAGTTTTTCCTCTTCAGGGTTGATTTATCCGGTAGCACCATGCTATCCGTTAGTGGACATTAGTGGAGATATATAATGGTTGTCAACTACAAATATAAATTACCGCCGTTTAATCACCAAGCAGAAGCCTTGGATGACGGGTGGGATCGAATCGAGTTTGGTCTGTTCATGGAAATGGGAACGGGTAAATCCAAAGTCCTGATCGATAACATGGGCATGTTGTACCAATCTGGCCTGATTAACTTCGCCCTGGTGATCGCACCCAAGGGCGTTTATCGCAACTGGGTAGCTAAAGAAATCCCCGAACACATGTCCGATGATATACCCCATCGCGTCATACGTTGGGTGTCTGGACCAAACAAAAAACAAACGGAAGAAATGCGCTCGGTCAAAGATAAATTCAACGGCTTGACCATCTTCGTCATGAACGTCGAATCATTCTCATCTCTCAAAGGTAAGAACGCAGGGGAATGGATGGCTCGTGCGCTAGGCTCAAACGGTATGATCGCAATCGACGAATCAACCACCATCAAAAACCATAAGGCCAAGCGCACCAAAGCTCTAATGAAAATCGCTGCGGGCTTCAAGTATAGAAGACTCTTGACAGGATCCCCCGTAACAAAAAGTCCGATGGATATCTACTCGCAGTGCGAGTTCCTCCGCCCCGGGCTCTTGGGATACGATTCATACTACGCGTTCCAAGGACGCTACGCCGTGGTGCAACGTAAAACCATGGGTCAAGCAGCCTTCCAACAGATCGTTGGGTTTAAGAATCTTGACGAGCTCACCAACAAGATCGACATGTTCTCCTTCCGCGTATTAAAGAAGGACTGCCTTGATCTCCCCGATAAAATCTACACCGCCAGGTATGTCGGCATGACTCCTGATCAAATGAAAATGTACGAGGATGTCCGCCGCCATGCCATGGTTCTGCTCGATGACGGTGAGTTGGTCACCGCTCCCGCCGTAATCACACAGATGCTACGTCTGCAACAGATCATGTCCGGACATCTAAAGACCGATGACGGTGAGATGCTGTACTTCCCATCCAAACGCATGGATGCCCTGACCGAAATCATGAACGAGCACGACGGCAAAGCTATCATCTGGTCACGTTTCCGATACGACATCCAACAGATTACGCAAATGCTGAACGATAAGTTCGGAGAAGGATCCGCTGCGGCGTACTTCGGAGATACAACCGACGACGACCGAAACAATATCGTTAAGAATTTTCAGAACCCAGACCATCCCCTCAAGTTCTTTGTCGGGAACCCCGCTACCGCAGGGTATGGACTGACTTTGACCGAGGCAAACCTCGTGGTATACTACGCCAACGATTTCAATCTGGAAACCCGGATCCAATCAGAGGATCGAGCACACCGGATCGGACAAAAGAACAACGTGACATACATCGATCTGATCTGTGAAGGCAGCATCGATGAACGCATAGTCAAGGCCCTTCGAAACAAAATCGATATCGGCGCTAAAGTATTAGGAGAGGAGTCCAGAGAATGGCTAAGTCTAAAACCCACGATGAAATAATCGAAACCATGGTGGACTATAAGAAAGGACTTCGGACCCTTGAAACAGGGGCCAAGGTCCTTGCCGAACAAACAGGCCTAGAGGATGACGTAGCAAAAGCCCTGCTTAAAGGTATGAATAAATCCTACACCAACGTTACACAAATCCGAGGGTACTCCAAAGAAAAGGACTACCAAATCGCAGGGAAAAAAGGCAAATCTAATGAGGCAAAAAAATAACCCCAACCGTTGCAGTGCGAATCCTAGCCGGGTCGGGGTTAGTTATGAGGGCAGATAAGGCCACAGGCGTGGGCCTATCGAGCAGTAATAAAACTATATCAAACCGCCTCTAATTCAGCAATAGCTTTTCTAATCAATACAGATAATTGCCGCGCCATGGACCGCTGCTCTGCATCCGCTAACTTGCGAAGCAGGTCGTGGTCCTCTTTGATCAAACCAACATTCTGAAACTGTTGCTTGTCTTTCTCTTTCATCTTCTTACGAGCCATAGGTTGCCCTCCAGTTGTGCACAACTCCTACACTACTGGAGGAAAACATGCAACCTAATTGTTCTTGTCAGTAATCTTTATGCAGCGCCAAGGAATCTCGTCCCGCTTGTCCACATAATTAGGAATGCAATGCGCCGTAACCTCGTCTCCAGATTCAAGATCCATCTTTTCAACAATTCTGGTGCCGAAGAAAACCCCGTCACCTTCTTCATTCACACCGAACGCACTGTCGGAATGCGTTATGTCCTCTATCAAAACAACCATCTGTTCCGACTGGAACTTTTTCTTCGTCTCAAAAGTCTGGCTCATAGAGTTCTCCTTTCTTTTCTTGGCTCTTTAAATAATTGAGTTCTTCTACCAACTGCTCGATCCTCGGATCCGCGGTGTCTTCCCACAGCATATCGTCGATCTCTTGGTTCAGTTCTTTAATCCGCGTCGGAATGTACGTCAGAAAGTTTTTCATCCTCGCTCCTCGGTAAATTGTAACGCGATTTAATCTGGCGCAGCGACTTGACCGTTGTGCCCATAATGTCCGCAGCATCGTCCAAACTAATCTCCCGATGCAACAAATTGTTTAATACCGAAGCAACTTTGGATAGCCCCAATTTAGGCCGACCACCCTTGTTCACAGACGTATGCTTCGTGAACCCGTTCAACGCAATGTTGCTCATCCCACCGTTCCAACGCGGATTGTCCGCCTTGTCCTTGATGTTCTGAGCCAACCACGCCTGATGATAAATATCCTCGTACTTATCACGCTTGTATGTGTTCATATCTGCTTACCAATCTCCCGAAGGTTCTTAACATATGTATCTAACTCCTCACGAGCCGCAAACAATTCACGCTTCACATTGGGCCTCGCATCCCTGCGATACCGCTCCTCCTGCAACGCATCGACCTGGCGCTTGAGCCAGGTCAACTGAGCCGATTGAAACTTCGTTAGCTCCTGATCACCCATCACGCAACTTCCTCCTTAACACCCCGCAACGTCTGAGCAATGTCCTCCAAAGGACCCATGTCCAAACCGATGTTCTCAGCACACCCACGGTATCTTGATAACCAAGATGCCATAGCCGTCGCCGCCTGTCTGCGTAATTCTTGTTGAGCATCACTGCTCTCAGGATCAAACCGCTCATACCCACCACCACTCTTGCGTAAACTCACAGGACTGATGAACGTAGGGTACTCACGAACCGATAAACTAACCACCTGATCATTGATCGTCGTGTCTTGAACCACGATCCTTAGACCACTCGCCATCTGACGAGCCAACTGGATCCGATGTTGACGCGCAGCTTCCGCATCATTCAGACTATAGAACCAATCATATGCCTCATGATCAGGCTGTACACCCAACCAATCCACAAACTCATGCGGAACAAACATGTTGTTCCCAGATGCCGCTAGATATTCGTCAATAATTCTTTGACGTTCTTTCTTTGGAAAACCAGCCATTTCTTTTCTCCTTATATAGCTGTTTAATTGACCGCCTGAACATACCGCAACAAACCGAAACATATCTAACCGGATCTCGCCCCGACCGCCTTAACAAACCTTGACCCAACGCAACCCGACACACACCGCCGTACCCAACCTAGACCGCCTTACCTTACCTGACCTACCACGCCCAACCCGAACTAAACCACCGTGACCGCCTGACCCAACCGGACCGCACCCCGCCCTAACCGAACGTGCTCGACCGCATCTCACCCAGACCGCCTGAACCCACCACTCCAAGCCCTACCTCGACCGCCATGACCCGCCGCAACTCACCGTGCCCGACCGGACCCCGCCGTGCCCTGTGCGACCCCGCCCCGCCTGAACCGTGTAACCTTGACCAAATGGATGGGGGCACTCGGCCCCCGATCCTTCTTACGCAACTAAAGTAATATCACGGCGGGATCTCTCCTCCGCCATGAACTGCATCAACTCCTCAGTCTGCTCATCCGCAAACACAGGGTTGTCCATCGCATCCTGCTGAACCGCTCGATCCTCCAACATCAACTCATCCCACTCACTCTGAAATGAACCCATGCTGTCCTCAGTCAGAACTTGGAACGTGCCAAACGAGCCTCGGCCCTTCTCCTGTCGGAAATCTCCAATCCCAACAATCGATCCCGCATTCGTCAATAACGACACAATCGAATACGCACTCAACGTCGGCTGAACATACGCAATGTCAACCTCCGCACACCAACGAGGCAAGTAAGCCCGCGTCCGCATGTCTGGCGTCTTGTTCATGTCCGCAGAGCGAACCATGTCAATCTTCAACTGAGGCTTGCCCCATATCTGAACATGCGTCTGAGGTAAAAAAATCAACCGCTGCACACTCGTCTTCGTAATCCCGTCAGTCTCCAACGCAGCCGTAGCCATCGCTCCCTTGACCCCTGGAGCAGGGAAACATAACAACGTATCCCCAAAAGACTTCTTGTAAACCGAATCACGAAACTCCTGCTCAGGGTTGTGCTTGATCTCTTTCTTCTGCGCCGCAGTCTTGCGACCCCCACCAATCAACAAATCACGCATAGCCTTGCTGCTCATGCTGTTGAAATACAACGGGGTAGTGCCCATCATCCGAAGTTTAACGCGACCCTGCTTCAATGGTTGAATTTCCAATGCAGACTCTTGTGGTGCTTTCTTCGTTGCCATGTGTTTTCTCCTTACTTGGCTTCTAGTTGATAGTAACTTGTTTGTGACATGCGCCCTGCGCGTTAGTCAAGAACTTTTTTTCACAATCCAAACGCCCTCGCGTCCAGACTTCTTTCCAGTGTCCACAATTAAACCAGCCTTGTGTAACTGAGTCATCGTCGCCCGAACAATCGTAAGCTTCAATCCCGTGCGGTCCGACAACTGCTTCGCAGTCCCCGCTCCTCGGTCTAACTCACCCAAGATCTGCTCCTTGCGCGTCAACTTCTTATTGCTCCGACGCTTGCGCGTCAGCCGTTGCCAAAATTCTCTAATCATTTCTTCTTCTCCTCTTCTGTTAAACTCCTAAACACTTTGCGAAATACCGCATCCAACATATCTTCCATGTCCTGCGCTGTCATCACGCCTCCTCCAATACATCTTAAGGATCCCAAGAACGATCCTCACCATGATGATACTCACCCTCAAACATACCACCCTCGTCCTGATAATCCGCTTGAACCTCGATGCCCATCGCATGCAACCTATCCCACACCGGAATAGGCGCACCCCATGCCGTCCAACATCGGAACGAAAACCACGCTACATTCTTGTCATCCGAATACTCAAGACCGTCTTCGCCTAGCTCAACCTCGCAGACATCCCACTTCGTACCCCAGTTCTCAACACGCCACTCATACCAATCAGGCATGAGTCGATCAGGACGCCTTTCCTCGTTGGCCCACACCTCAAACGGCATGGGCGCAATCGTGCTGCAAAACTCTGGCTCCGGCTTCGACAACGCCAGATGTAAGTGCTGAATCAAATGGCTCGGGCCGTGAAGGTACACACTCTGATAACAATGATTAGGCATCTGCTGTCTCCATATAACTTTCAATTAATCCTTGCGCGACTTGCGCCGTGATCGCGTTGCCATAGGCGCGCAATCGTCCCACGCGGGAGGTAGCCCCATTAACCAACGGGAATGTGCCGGATCTAACTGGCCTCCACTTTCCATCCCTGCATCCAAGCCAGTCAACATCTCCCCAGAAGCCGTTAGTCTTATCGGCCCCGCCATCTTCGACATCTGAGTCAAACTGCTCCCCGACATCTTGGCCGTGGTCCACCCCGTGGTCAAAGACGCTATCGCCCCCAACCCGTTCTGAAAATCTTCCCGATACCGATTGCAATCCTTCGTCGCGTTGTTCGCCGTGGGCGTCGGCCATCCCGCCAACCTCGCCGCGTCCGCTGGATTTAACCCCGCGTTCATCCCGCGCTTGATCTTCGCGTCCGGATCCTCGCCCCGACCGTTGTTCGTCGCATTCGGCGTCGGCCACCCCACCAACTGAGCCGCCACATCCAACGTGTCCGTGCTGATCTTGCCGTTGCGTATCCGACCCCCTATGTAACCGCCCTTGTGATCCCGCGTCGTAGGTGTCGGCCACGAACCAAAGCCGTTGCCTGATGTGCGGCGCACCGAAGCCCGCAGAGCACAAATCAAAAGCCCCGAAGGCGTAGTCCTCTCCTTCCATGTCAGCTTGTACAAGGTCGAGCCAACCAAGCCCGTCTTTGCTCGCAACCTGCTCTCCAAAGATCGTTGAAGGGCGGCACTCCGCGATGAGGTGGTGCCAGTGAGGCCAGAGGTGCCGCTCGTCAAGCACCCCCTTTCTTGTGCCGCTCTGGCTGAAAGGTTGGCAGGGACATGAGCCCGTCCACACAGGCCGCTCGTCATCCCATCCCGCGGATCGGAGCGCGTGGCTCCAGATTCCAATCCCCGCGAAGAAGTGACACTGAGTAAATTCAAAAAGTTCTTCTGGTCTGACATCACTAATACTCCTCTCGTCAACCACACCATCAGCAATGTGGCCCGCCTTAATTAATTCCCGCAACCATGACGCCGCATAAGGATCTATCTCATTGTAATAAGCACTCATGAAAACCGCTCCTTCAATCGCTTGGCGGCTTCCAACCTACTGTGAAGCTCCTCATGCTCCCAAGGCTCCGCATCACTATCCAACCAAACATCCTCCAGATGCTCAATCATGTGATCAATCGCAACACGCAACACAGCAAACTCTAAATTTGGCAAAACCATTATGTCGCCTTCCATATCTCTAAAGCTTCCGCAAACGGCATGTCGTTCAAAATCCGACGGCCATTGACCCACGATCCATCAGTCACAGTAGGATAATACTTGGAGCCATACACACCATCCTCACCCTCCTTCTGAAACAGAATGTTGCTCTTCAGCTTGCGCTTCAATTCACGACCCGTCAAAAAATCATTGACTTGATCACAACACCACGACTCCAACGTCTGAGGCAAAGTATCATGAACCATAACACCATCCGAACCCTCATAACTAAAAGGTGAAGGAGGCAACGATTCAAAATACTCTTCAATAGATTTCATTACCAAACGGTAATTACCCTTGAACTTAGGATGATCATAGTCACGGTCACAACCACCATGACCGTCATTGCTCACAACAGCAACAGGCTTGCCATCCACATATAGATTGGCCTGATAACAATGAGTCTCCTCAGAAGCCCACGCAGTATGCTTGATAGATTT